TTTCCGGTGACGGCGATAAGCCGGTGGCTGTCGTCACCCTCACGTTCGCGGTGAAATACGCCGTGAAGGAAAACGCCCCGCAAACCCTCATTTAACCTAATAGGAGAACAACTATGGCAACCCACGCTGGAAGCGAGGGGCTGGTTTATATCGGCCTCAATCAAGTTGCGGAGGTCAAATCCTGGTCGCTGGAAATCACCAGCGACACGGTGGACGCCTCCGTTATCGGCACCTCATGGCGCAAAAACCAGGCAACTATCAAAAGCTGGTCTGGAAGCATTGAAGCCTTCTGGGATGAAACCGACTCCGACGGCCAAGGCGCACTGACCGTCGGCAGCACGGTGACGCTCAACCTGTACCCCGAGGGCAATGCCAGCGGTGATGCGTATTTCACAGGCGATGCGATCATTACCAGCAAATCCGTAAGCGGCGCATTTGACGGCATTGTGGAAGCGTCTTTCAGCTTCACCGGCACCGGCGCACTCACTGAATCCACTGTATCTTAAGGAGCATCCCATGACGATTACCAATCGGATTATCGAACATTACAACAGCCTGGCCAAGCTGGTGATTCATGTCCCCGAATGGGGTGAGAACGACCAGCCGCTGGAGGTGCATGTCTCGCCTGTCACAATGGCGGAAATGGGTACGATTCAGCGCCTGACCAAGAAAAATGCCACCAATTTTGACTATGCGGTGACGCTGCTTTTCCTCAAAGCCAAAGACCAGAACGGCAACCGCTTGTTCAAAGTCGAGGATAAAGACACGCTGCTTAATCAGGCCGATTACCGCGTGGTGTTCCGCGTGGCCGAAAAAATCCAGGAACACTTCTTCAGTGATGGGGAAACCATCAAGGGAAACTCCGAAGAGACTCCGTCCGCCAGCGCCAGCTGATGCTGGCCTGGCAACTGCATCGCCCGATTGCCGAAATCGAAGCGATGACCTGGGCGGAGTTTTGGGAGTGGATAGCCTTTTTCGAACTTCAGAATGAACGCATGAGAAAACCATGACCGCATTTGCCGATGCAAAATTCACCATCCGCGCCGTTAATCAGACGGAAAAAGCCTTTGCTCAAATTCAGCAAAGCGTGGATCGGATGGATAAACGCTTCGGCAAACTTGGCAGCAGCATCACCAGTAAAATCGGTCCCGCGATTGCCGGTGTGTTCGCAGGCCGTGAAATTATTAACACCATCACCACCTTCGAGAAGCTGGAAGCCTCGCTTCGTACCGTCACCGGCTCGGCGGAAAACGCCAGTGTCGCTTTTAACTTCATCCAGGACTTCGCGGCCACCACGCCCTTTGAACTGGAGGAGGTGACGGCTGCTTTCATCAAGCTGAAGTCCTTGGGGCTTACGCCGTCAGAGGATGCGTTGCGCTCGTATGGCAATACGGCCTCTGCCATGGGTAAATCGCTCAATCAGATGATTGAGGCGGTGGCCGATGCGACAACCGGCGAGTTCGAGCGCCTAAAGGAATTTGGTATCCGCTCTAAAACGCAGGGCGATCAGGTGACGTTCACCTTCCAGGGCGTCAGCACCACGGTTCGTAAGAATGCCGCTGATATTGAGAAATACCTGCGCTCTATCGGGGATGTGCAGTTTGCCGGTGCGATGGATGAACAGGCCAATACACTTAACGTCGCACTCTCCAACATGAAGGACAGCTTCGCCAAACTGGTGAAGGCTATCGGTGATGCTGGCCTGACCGATATTCTCATGGGGATTGCCAACGGCGTGAAATGGCTGGCGGAGCAAATCACCGCTGCGATTGAGCCTTTCAAGCTGGGCTTCAAAGCGATTATCGCCGAAGTGGTGAAGTTCGGGCGGCTCTTTATCGCCGTGTTTGAAGGCGTTGGGGATGCCTTCAATGCGTTTGGGGATGCGATTTCTGCCCGTTTCGAGGCGCTGGGCAAGGATTTGGCGGCCTTCGTTGAGAATCCGCTGGGCGGCGTTTCCTTTGAGAATACCCGACAGGCGCTCGAAACCGGCTTGCTGGATGCTATGGGAAGCGCCTTCGATAAGGCAATGGCGCGTGCCAGGGAGTTCAATGCCGGTATTGATGCGGAAGTCATGGCCGCAGCGGATAAACTGGCGGAAGCTCGCCAGAAAAAGAATGCCTCGCTTGCGGATATGTTCGAGCAAACCCGCACGGAGGAAAAGCAAAACAGCGTCAACAAGCAGGTGGAAAAGTTTAACGACCTGCAACGCGAAGCGGAACGGGTGATTGAATCCACGCGCACGCCGCTCGAACGCTACAACAAGGAAATGGAGCAGTTGAATAAGCTGCTCGAAAAAGGCTACCTCAATCAGGAAACCTTCGGGCGTGCGGTGGAACAAGCCAATAAGCGCCTGGAAGATGCCAGCAAGAAAACCAGCAAAACGGTAGAGGGTGAGTTCGATAAAATCGGGCGCACGATGGAAGACACCTTCACCGATGCGCTGGACGGCATATCCGGCAGGTTCGAGAGCTTTGGCGATTTTGCTAAGGGCATTTTGGGTGACATCAATAACATGCTGCTCAAAAGCGCCCTGAAAGAACTCGGCGTCACCGGCGAAGGCGGATTGTTCGACGGCCTGATGGGTTCACTCGGCGGCCTGTTCAAAGGTGGCGGCGGGCTGGGGGGACTCTTTTCCAGTATCGGGAATTTCTTCGGCGGCTTCTTCGCCGAAGGCGGTCAGGTGCAAGGCCGCAAGCCTATCGTTGTCGGAGAGCGTGGCGCAGAATTGTTTGTGCCAGGCATGGCCGGACGTATCGTTCCTAGTCACGATCTTGCTATGGCAGGCGCAGGCGGCGGCATCGTGGTGAATATGAACATCAATACCCCTGACGTGCAGGGCTTCCGCCATAGCCAGACGCAAATTGCCGCAGATATGGCGCGTTCTATTGAGCGTGCGAGGAGGAATTTGTAAATTAGCTGATAGAAACCAGCACAGCGATGCAGGATACTAAGAATGAAAGAACAGAAATGATAATAGCAAAACGCTCCGTATTCATTTTTCTTCTTTCTAACTCCACCTCAGCACGTGAACGAACTGGTCCCTTGGATTCGTTTAGCCGAAGTTGAATCAAATCTGATTGTCTGGCTTTTTTGAATAAAGACTCCCAGTTTTCGGGAGAGCTTCCTTTAAGATCGTTCATTGAGGTTTTTTTACACATACAAGTCTCATTTTAGTTAGGATTTTGCAAACGCCAGCAGCGGCTCATAATTGCCGCCGTCTGCTTCACGCAGGGCGGCGATATAGCGCGAGCGGATTTCATCTGGCTTGGTGAGGTCGGAATTGCCACCCCAGCTAAGTTTTTCGCCGCCGAACTTGGCAACGATAACATCCGCGCACATACGGGCGTGCCTGCCGTTACCGTTGGGGAACAGGTGAATCTTCACCAGCCGATGATGAAAAATCACGGCCAAGTCGCTGATGGGATAGGTTTTGTGTTCCAGCCAATACTGAGCATCACCGAGAAGCTGGCGCAGTTCGGTGGCGATGTAGATACGATCTACGCCGATATTTTTATTAGTTTTACGGAACGTGCCAGCCCATTTCCACACGTGGCCATACATGCGCTTGTGGAGGTTAAGCAGGAACTTTTCGGAAAACACATCCAGCTTGGAAAGGACGGATTTCTGCATCACCCATTTGCGGGCTTCCAGGATGTTTTCCTGCTCGAAAGCGTCTAAGTCCTCGCGGGTGACAATGCTCGGGATGAGGTCGCGTTTTTCTTCTTCATCCAGCGGTGTCTGGCCTGCGATGTAATGATACTGCATGGCTACTCCCACAGCTTGGAGTTAGGGTTCTTTGCCAATTCCTCGGCAGTTTCCTTAATCTTCTGCTGAAGGTTGCCGACGCCCTGCGCTTCCAGCTGCATGGTGTGATCGACAGCGGACACAATGTCCTTTGCTTTCATGAGTGCCTGCTTGTCCAGGATGCCTTGCAATCCCGCATCATTGGGAACGAGCGCATAGACCAAACGGCAATTCAGTGCCTCTGCCGCCTTGCGGAGCGTTTTGATGCTGACCGTTTCATTGAGTTCCTTGGCTTCAAGCTGGGATACCGCCTGCTGAGTTACCCCCATGCGCGTGGCAAGCTGGCGCACGCTCATGCCAAGGGATTTTCGGACAGCACGAATCCAGCCGTCAGAAGGACGGTCACACACGCGGATTTCAGCCATGTGCTGATCCAGCGTCTGAAGTTGGAGGTGTTTGAATCTATCAGTCATACAAGCCATCACTTGTTAGTTTAGTCTAATATAACAAGTTATCACTTGTGTGTAAAGAAGTAATTAACAAGCTAAAGGTTGTTAAATGACGGATTTTGCAGAAGTTCAGTTCCCAAGCGACATCAGCTATGGGGCTACAGGAGGTCCGACTTACTCCACCGATGTGGTTACTACGTATTCCGGCAGGGAGCAGAGAAACGCGAACTGGAGCCAGGCACGCGCAAGGTACAATGTCGCCTCGGGCGTGAAAACGGAAACGCAGTGGCAGGCGCTGATTGCCTTCTTCCGTGCCAGGCGTGGCAAGGCGGTGGGGTTTCGCTTCAAGGATTGGAGCGATTTCAAAGGCGTGAACGAACCTATCGGCACGGGCAACGGCTCGGCTACGCAGTTCCAGTTGGTGAAACTCTACTCCAGCGGCAGCGTGGCGGTATCGCGCACCATCACCAAGCCGGTGGCCGGTACGGTGAAAATCTATGTCAATTCGGTGCTGCAATCAGGCGTTACCGTCAACACCACAACCGGCGTGGTGACGCTTGCCAGCGCCCCAGCGAATGGCACGGCGATCACCGCAGATTATGAATTCGATGTGCCGGTGCGCTTCGATACCGATGAACTGCAACTGTCG